CTTTATTTTTACACCCTTCTTCAGCGTTAATTTTAGCTACAAACTTAGCCATAACTTCTCCAGCTGTAACTGTATCACCAGTTGTGTACTCGAAGAAATACTGATCAGATTGCTGTGAAAATAATTCTACGTTATTTGTAAAATTAAGTCTTACAATATAACGAGTGTTTGGAGTATCGTCACATAAATCTAAAGTAGATACTTGTTGGTATCTAGTAGCTTTTACAGCACCTTTTACAGTAGCATCTGCAAAGTTTAATAATGGTGTATATCTCCAGCTTCCGCCAGCATCTTTTTGTCCAACTCTGAAGTCTCCTGAAATTGCTGCTGCAAAGTCATCTCCATTTTCGTCAACAATGATTATATCTCCCGCTGCCGCGCCTGTTGCGTCGTTAGCTACAACATACGCACCTGCATTATTTCGTCCTACAAATACATGTAGTGAATTATCTGTTTTAAACATTTGTTTTCTATTTTAAAAATTAATTATATTGTGACTGCTGCTCCGCCTATCCACTTAACATAAACGCCTACTTTAGGTGTTCCTGTCATTGAAGAGCAATCTTCTTTAGTACATACGTGGAAAAAAGTTGCATCTGTTCCTCTGTCTACAGGTAAATTACCAAATACAGACTCGCCAACAACTCCTGCGCTAGATGCATCTAAATCAGCATCTGGTTTAGAAACATCGCCTGCAACATCTGCACCTACAATTTCTGTACCTGCTGAAGCAGCATCGTCAGCTACTGCTGCACTGTGCACTTCAAGAGCTACATCTCCGTGAGCAGAAGTTGCAACCTCTACAACAGTTAAACCTGCCTCAATTACTACACATCCCGCAGGAAGTTTTTTAGATAAAGATGCAGATACGTCGTTATCATCAGATGTCGATAAACTAACTACCTCGTACATTTCGTGAACTCCTACGCCAGAAGAAGCCGCATTTGCAATTGATTTCCCAATTGCTCCTGAAGACTTATGAGAAACTAAATCACCTACAATAGTTTGATCACTTGCATCAGATTGACTGACATGATCTCCTATCAAGGTGTTAAAGTCCTGCGCTCGAACGGGAGTATTACCAACAGCACCTCTTACATTTTTAAGAGGTCCTACATTGGCATTTGTTATTTTTGCTGTTCTTGCCATTTTATTTTATTCTATTTCGTTAAGTTCTATTTTACTTGATTGGTATCGTGGTTGCTCTACATTTTCTAAAGCTTCAACGACAGCCATCTTGACAATCTCTCTATGTGTAGGTTCTGATAAAATACAATCCGTACTATCTGTTAGACTAACAGGAGTAGGAATTTTAATATATCTAAGAACATAAGTACTAATCTCTATACCACTATTTCCTGGTGAAGAGATAAGTTCAACTCTTCCTCCGTTAATATCTAATCTATAGACAGTGGTTGGAGTTGGCTTATTAAAAGGATCATCTATGATCTTATTATAACGATCATGAGTAATAGGTTTAACAGTTACTCTGGCTCCGTTAGATAAAATACATTCTTCGTTTATACTATGTCTGTAATCTTTAGGAAGAGTTGCAAAGAAACCACCTGGTTTATCACCAGTTGTAAAATCAGAAGTTTCTTCATTAGAAACTAACTCTCTTAAATCATCTCTACGTTTTTGATCTTCTTCAAAACTAGTACGTCTAATGTTATGTCCAAATGCACGTTTGTTTACAAATTTATGCTGGGCTATATTTATAAACCTATCAATTTCTATGCTCATAAATGAAGGTAAATCACCAGAATCACCTTTATCCATCAATAATTTAAACTCACTATGCATTTCGGCTACCGTCATACTATTTACCTATAGATAGTTTACCTTTTAAATCTAAATACACTTCCTGATTGTCAGGATTTTTTAAATATTCAATCGTTTGCTCAAGTGTATAACCTACAACATCTCCACCAGGAAGAACATATTTAGTACCACTTTTTGTAAGAACTCTTGACGATAAACAATCATCAATAAATGCTCTCATTACAAATGTAGGATCTTCTACAGTAGCTAAAAACTCTTGAGGATCTTCAGTTACTATTTTATCAAGTTGAGACTCAATAAAATCTACAGAAGCATCATCTCCTGCTCGTTTACCAATTACCTTAAGAACATCTCTCATTTCTGTAGTGTTCATATTACTAAATACTTTATACGCTTTACGCTTAAGTTTAGATTTCTTATTTTCTACTTTAGCTTCTTGCTCAACTGAAGTCATTACATATTCAGCGAATGGAGAATCAAATCTTTCCATTTCAGAGTTTGCAATTCTTTGGTGCGCTTTTAAAACAAAGTAGGTTAGTTCATCTTTTGGATTTGCTAAGTCTAACTCTTTTCCTTCTTTAGGTACATCTATATAGAATTTATTCCAATAGTCTTTATTGTATCTAGAAAGAGTTCCTTGAGACATATTCATTTTTTTCTCAAGTCGACGTTCATCTTCGTCAGTTAGTCCAGTATTCAGAACTCCAGTACCACGTTGAGATTGAACTGTTAATCTCTCAAAACATTTAGAATAACGGATGCTCCCGTCGTGATCTTCGGGAAGCCATCCATTTTTCTTAATAGGTTTTAACGTAACTCTGTTATTTTTAAAAACACTTTCATTCCCCTTAACCATAGTAGTAGAAGTAGATACTTCTTCTTTGGTAGCTTTTGTTGCTTTTGCCATCTTCTTTTGTGTTTATATTAATTTATCTATTTATCAGACAGTAGAGTTGTAAATCAATTCTGCACAAGACATTGGGTTTGCAATAAGCACACCTTGTTGAGCTTGAGCGAATAATTGGTAACCATCTACTGCAGATGCAGATCCTTTAGAGAACGCAGTGTTCGGACCAAGTGGAGAAGTAGAACCAGCTACGTGCCACATTAATTCTTTACGTCCTTTAGGATATACTCGACGAATGTTTTTCTCACCACCTGAAGTACCCATGTTAAGGATAGTATAACGGTAAGATTCAGTATAACCACCTTTAGGGTGTGCAATACGATTACGAACTTCGTTATCATACATTGGTAAGTGTACTAAAGTAAAGCGGATACCTTGTGGTCCCATAAACTCTCTGTACTGACCTTGGAATGATAAGTTTTGTCCTGCTCCACCGATTCTTTTAGAATCTAATGGTTGGAATCGAGCTGCATGATTTTCTAATGCTCTGTGGAATTGAACCATACCACGCTCTCCTGTAAAGGCAACGAAGTGACGTTGGTCTTCTGGAAGAATGTTAATAGATAAGTTCAATAATACATCTTCTAAGAAGTCAATTGTAAACTCGTTATAATTGAATTTGTAAGAAGGTGAAATTTGCTCACGGATACCTGCACCTTCAATGATTGGAGTACCTGAGTCACCCATCATGTTGTAAGTACCATTTGCTTGTTTGTTAGACTTAGAGAACCATAACATACGTTCTTTCTCTTTAGCCCACTGACACATAAACTCCCATTCAGCATATTGAGTCCAGATCTTAGAAGTCTTATTAGACTTAGGATCCATCATCTCAATTACTAATGGACGTTGGTGCATGTTACCAGGAATAGTATAAGTCTTAGATAAGAAAGACATTGCATTACGCATTTTGAATGGAGAGCTGTAGCTTGTTTCACCGTAAGTTCTATTCAAAGTTCTTTCTTGTGGAGAGTATTCTTTACTTACTTTAGATCCTGCAGTCAATAAAGAATCTGCAACAATTGAAGAAGAGAATACCATAGTTTGACATGGATATACCCAATTCATACCTTGAGCATAAGGTTCTTCCATAACACGTAAAGCTGTTTCACCGTCATCTAAGACAAGTTTATCAGTTTTAGCGAAATACTTTTCACCTAATACTAAAAGAATAGTTGTACCGTTAGCTCCTTGAGAGGTAATAGTTGACATAATAGGTAAAGCTCTTTCGTCGTCACCTTTTAGGTACCATTCAAAATCGTTGTCATCTGCAAGTTCTTGCTCCGATCCTCCGATTGATAAAAAATAATCAATACCCGC